ACCACGCTCTGTGGCGAGTTGCATAGTTTCTTTAACAGCTTCTTCCTTGATGTATTTGAAGATCTGATAGTTTTCACTGGCGGCCCTCCAATCCTCCCACGGGATACCTTTAGATTGCAGGTAGCCGTGGAAGCCCATTGCACCTAACCCTAGCGAGCGTTCTCTTTCAGCAGAGAATTTAGCTTTTCCAAGTTCTTCTGGTGCGTGGTCAATAAAGTATTGGAGAACGTTGTCAAGGAATCGCACCAAGTCTCTAACCATTTCTGTTCCGTGCCATTCATCGTATCGTTCGACGTTGACTGATGAGAGGCAACAAACTGCTGTGCGTTCTTCACTTGTTGGGAGGTGGATTTCATTGCAGAGGTTAGACCCGTGAATGCGGAGTCCAAGTTCTTTTTGGCTATCTGGTAAGTGTCGGTTGGCCGTGTCGATAAAGTTAAGGTAAGGACTGCCAGTTCTGAACCTAGCTTCAAGTATTCTGTGCCAAAGGTCTCTAGCATCGACTGTATCTCTTGCAAGTCCGCTGTCAGGGTCTCTAAGTTCCCACTGTCTATCTTCTGGGTTTTCATAGTATATCTTCTCCATAAATTCATCAGTGATGTTCACTGCGTTAAAAAGGTTAAAGCATTTCCGGTTGATGTCCCCGCCGGTAGGTACTTTAAAGTTTAAGAACTCAACGATATCGGGATGTGATACGTCAAGGTAGGCAGCGTAGCTACCCTTTCTGGTACGGCCCTGCTTCCATGCAGTCATACCGGAATCCATTACTTTGAGGAAGGGTATTGGTCCAGGAGCCTTGTCGCTGATACCACGTACGTCTGACCAGTGTCCGCCTACTCCACCACCCTTAACAGACAGCCATGCGACTTCGTTGGGGTGCTTAATCAAAGACTCAAGATTATCGCCAACATAAGTAAGAAAACAGCTAATAGGGAGACCTTTACTATCACCACCATCACTCGGAGCATTACTGAGAACGGGACTAGCAAACATAAACCAATTACGAGAAGCATAGTCATAGATGCGTTGTGCGAGTTCATAATCCCCATAGCAGTATGCCTCTGCCGCCCTTGCGTAAGCGTCCTGCGGAGATTCTTCCCACGGGAGCATGTAGTAGTCTTTCATTAAGGTCATTCCCTGCTCAGAGAGCAAGGCATCACGTGAGTAGTCAACTTTAACTTTCACTGGCCTGATCCTTGTAAATATTATACGTCTTGTTAAATATGTGACGAAGTTCCTTCGCCGCCCGTTCTTCTTCTGCACTTAGCTCGCTGGCTTCAACCATTGTCAGCATCTCGTCAGCAAAGCCTAGTAGTTTGATCAGTTGACTTTCTGGCAACTTAATCTTGATCATCTTGCGTGTCGTCATACACGTAGCCCCCTCGCTTCTCCATGCGCTCCAGCAGACTGTTTAAATACCAAATAGCCTTACCCAAGTCTTCTGGGCCGTTCTTAAAGGGCGCACGAGTAACGTATTCCCAAGCTGTCATCCAGTCAAATGCGTCTTCGTAGGGTAACACTACACCATCACGCATTAACTTCTGCAGTAAAGCCTCACGTACGTCCTTGACCTCTAACTTGTCGTTGAGGATGTAATGCTTTGGAGAGTTAACCATGTCTGGTCTAGGTTCAGGGAAGTCTGTAGCGTGTAGTTCAGCTACTTGCTCAAAGAATGAATTCCAACTCTCTCGTGCCATTATGCTTCCCCCTCTGTGTCCATGCGCAATAGCCTTAACTGTTCATCTGATAATCCGGAGTAGAACTCCAGATCTGCAGGGTCTACTATAAAATCAAAGGGTTTGTTACCCTTGATGATAGATTCCATACCTCTATGCAGAATAGCGTCCATGTCTTCTCTGACCATGTGCGTAATCCCTGCCATGAAGACTGCCAACATATCATCGTAGTCAACCTCTTCTTCCCCATTGAAGTCCTTCTCAATGTTCATGTTGGTTGGGTAAAAGCCACATGAAAAATTAGTCACACCTTCCTCGTCTACGCTGACACGGAAGAATGCCTCCCCCGGCTCCAAGTCTACACTTACTGTTTTACTCATTGAACCAGTCCTCTGGTATTTGTTTGTCCGCATACAGGAAGCCATGCTTATCGCACCACATACCGTACGTTGTCTTTGATCCTTTGCGTATCTTAGCCTTAGAACTAGAGAACACAAACCGTATGTCTTGGTCTGTCTGCTCCTGTATCCACAGATGCTTCTTGCGGTCTTCTAAGGTGAACCGGCCTTTTGTCTCAACCACAATACCATTAGGCAAGACAAAATCAGGAGTATACGTTCTATCAGTAGCGGGTTGTGTAAAGCTAATTCGTGAAGATGGATCTTCATACTTGACACGTAGTCCCCGCTTTTTGATTTGATCTGCGACAGTTTTCTCAAGACCTGATTTGTATCCATATTTCCTAGCCGCCTTACTGAACGTCATTGTACACCGTGTAGTATCTCCAAGGCTTATTCTTAGCCTGTGATGCTTCTACTCGCTTGTACTGCAAGGTAGGCCAACACTTGAACTTGTAGTCGCAATAGATACAATTCTTTGCGATGTATTTGTTGCCAGTGACTTTACCACGGAAGGTTTCGTCAATTTCCTCAAAGCATCTAGCAAACGGTTTATCCGTAGCAATGTAGTCAATGGTATCCTTGATGACTTCAGTGTACTCGTCTGCTACAGAGTTATCTGCTTCAATGAACTTCCATTCGCCTGTAGACTTATTGATTACAATCCATCCGCCAAACGGCATTCCATTAGCTTTAGCGTAGCCAAAGCCTTGGGCGACATACCCGAAGGAGTCGTCATCCTTGACAGCATTAAAGTCTTTGAATTTGTGTTCAAAGGCGAACGGAGATGAAGACTTAATGTCCCACACCTTACCGTCGATAACGACATCATACTCACCTTTAATGGTGGCATCGTCGTCAAGTTGAAGCTCTACCTTACCGTGGTAGGACTGTACAGGTATACCCGCACCCCGCATTAAAAGCAAGGCCAATACCTCAATAACATCCCCCAACAGCATCTTCATAATGAAGTCGTAAGAAGGTTTACTTCCCTCTTCAGGATGATTCTTCTGCCACCATAACTGACAGCGAGGCCGTCCTGCGTTGGACATACGTACCGTAAAGTCACGTCCGTTGTCACGGGTAAACTGTTTAACTAGGGCATTACGAAAGTCTTCACATGCTTGATCTATCCACTTGTCATCGACAGGGGGAGCTTCCCCCGCCGACAACTTAGATAGATATTCACGTATCCGAACCTCGTATTCATGAGGCATTTCGGACATTATGATGCCTCGTCGATTTCTAAATAGTCTTCGACTTCAGCAACGATCTTCTCGTCCCGCACGTCTGCTTGCTTGCCGTACAATGCACTGTTGTGCTTTGCAATGACCTGCTTGTTCTCAGCGTTGACTGTGTCCAGTACATTGGACATAAACTGTAGATCAGACGTTGAGATGTCTGTGATGTTAGAGAAGTCAGGCTCAAAGTTTACAGTGAAATAAGTAACAGACCCGTTCTTGTGGCGGGTTGTTTTAATCGCACTAGTGACTTGCTGAAACTTGAGCTTCTGATTGCGTGAAGGCTCAATCACATCCTGAGAGAATGACATGAATGACATACCCTTCAGGCGGAACAAACAAGGGACTTCAACTACCTCAGTAGCTTCTCCAGACGCAGTCTTGCCATCTTCCATTGTTACCTTACCAAACAGGTAGCGGAAGCAAGAGATGCTCTTGTACTTAGCCTTAACCTCGTCATCCATATCACGCAGGTCTTTAGACGCAGGTTTACCACAACGTACGCCTCCAGTCTCGTCAATCGCTTCATCACCTGCACGATGAATGATTGTCTTATTGACAACAGCATTGTCGGCGGCATCGTAGTCCATGTACTGCATGTAGTCTCCGAACACACGGATCTTTACAGACGTACCGTACACGTTACCTGAAGGTAGTGCCAAGACGATAGAACCCTTCTTCAAGGTATTACCCTCGTCGTCCTCGTCCTGATAGTTAACCTTTAACAACGGCAAACGATTGCCTGTTGCTTCTTGAGGTTCACCTGCTCCCATCGCAGCCAATAGTTGCTCTGGGGTCATGCCGTTATAAAGTGCTACTTCACTCATAAATAACTTTTCCATTTAGCCAATTTGAACCACTCTTTATTTCAATGGCGAGTGGGATTACCATCTCATAATTGTAACGCACCTTTACTTCATCTGCAACTCCTTCCATTGCATCTGCTAAAATATCTTTAATCTTTTCCTGCTCCCCAGGATACACATCAACAACGATAGAGTCGTGTACAGTCAGCACAAGCTTAGATTTAACCTGCGCTACCTCCATTAGTTTCATTGCACGTATGCAAGACAGGGGGACAATATCCGCAGTGGCAAAGGATTGTACAGGATAGTTGACAATCTGTGTGGCGTACGAAATTCTACCTCCCTGCTTACGCTCAACGTTAGGCCAGTAGAACTGTCGTCCAGAGGGTAGGGTTACTGTACCATTTCTCAGGACTCCTCTTTTGAGTCTGTCGTGCCACTCTGCGAGTCCTTCGTAGATGTTGAAGTACTCTTTGAAGTATTGTTGAACATGTGGAGCCTCCTGCGCCCCCTGACCGCCGTAGAGCGGCGCAAACGTATAAGCCTTCGCCTGTTGCCTCTCATCCTTAGTAATCTCCTCAGAAGACTTCTGGTTAATGATAGAGGCAGTCTGCTTATGTACATCCTTGCCTGTCATGATGTCATTGTATATCTGAGCATCTTTAGATAGTTCACCTTGTGCAGCATCTATCTGAGATTCATCAGATACTTCTCCTGTTACACCTGTATCCCCAATTAGTTTTTGCGTATCACCTGCTACTTTGTCTGCACTTACTGTTTCCGCTGTCACCTCATCAGCAGCACCCGCTTGAGCAGCAGTACCCGCTGTAGTAACTCCCATCTGAGGAGTTTTACCTGCAGCATCTCCTGCCCCTGCAGCAATGGTAGTGCCTTTAGTCTTAGCGCTAATAGTATCTACTTTTGCTTTTTTA